ACAGAAATTTTAAGAATATCTAACTCATCAAGTGATGTAATTATTAAACCAATTGTTGATGCAAAAGATTTAATATTTCAACAAAGAGATGGAACAGAGGTAGCTAGAATAGAGGACAATGGTACATTTAATGTTGTAACAGATAAATTAGCTATCAACGGTACGGCAGTTACATCTACGGCAGCAGAGCTTAATATTTTAGATGGTGTTACATCAACAGCATCAGAGATAAATTTATTAGATGGTGACACATCAGTTGGTGGTTCTATAACCATAGCTGATTCTGATGGGGTAGTAGTTAATGATGGTGGCACTATGAAAACTGTGCCTGCATCTGATTTTAAAACTTTGGTAGGCGCTGCGGCTGGTGCATTTTCTATAGCTAATTTAGATATAGATGGTGGCACAGATATTGGAGAGGCGATTGTAGATGCTGATTTATTTATAGTAGACAATGGTGCTGGAGGAACTAATAGAAAAGTAGCAGCTTCAAGATTAGTAACATATATAGATGCAAATTCTAGCGCTGCATCAACGGGAAAAGCTATTGCAATGGCATTAGTTTTTGGATAAAAGGAGTAGATTATGGCAATACCTAATATAGTAAACGTAGCAACAATTCACGCAGAATCTGTTATTGGTGATTTAACAACGACTTTAACAACAACTTTGTTAACTAGTGAAGCAGAACATGTTTATAAAATAAATGTTTTTAGAGTTACAAACGTAACAGATAATGATGCAACAGTTACAGCTGATTTAGAAAAAGGTGGCACACATAAAAAAATAGCAAATGAAATTACAGTGCCTGCAAATTCTTCTGTAGATATTATAGACAAAACTAATTCATTTTATTTAGAGGAAACTGACGTTATTAGAGGTGGTGCTTCAGCAGCTTCAACAATCGAGTTTGTATTTTCATACGAAGCATTAGCAGATTAAGGAGACTAACCCATGGGCAATAGTTATCCTGATAGAACCAATGCTACAGGGATCTGGAAATTATCTGATATTACTAGAAATAAAAATACTGAAGGAACACATCCTAGTTCTTTTGGAGATAGAGCTGTCTTTATGGGTGGTAATTCAGATGCTACATCACCAGGAGGCATGCAAGAAATAGACACTGTTCAAATATCTACTGCTGGAAACTCTACTGATTTTGGAGATTTAACTGAAGCAATATATAACGGTGGTGGAATAAGTGGTAATTTTAGAGGAATTCATTGTGGTGGAAGAACACCTACTATTCGTAATGTAATGCAGTATATTCACTTTGCCTCTACTGGTAATGCTGCAGATTTTGGAGATTTAACTTCTGCAAGGTTAGATGTTAAATCAGTTAGCAATCTTACAAGAGGTGTAACTGGAAGTGGAGCTACACCTAGTAATAGTAATATAATAGATTTTATTACTATTCAAACATTAGGTAACGCTGTGGATTTTGGAGATTTAACTGTTGCAAGATTTAGAACAAGTGCCTGTCAATCTCCAACTAGAGGAGTTTGGGGTGGAGGTTTTGTTGATGGTTCACCTGCTGTTATTTCAAATGTAATGGATTTTATAGAAATAGCATCAGCAGGTAATGCTGTAGATTTTGGAGATATGACTTCTGTTCAATATTCTGCATCTTATGGTTCACAAGTTTCAGGAATGTGGGGAGGTGGTAGAACTCCAGCAAGCACTAATACAACTACAATACAAAAAATTAATTTTGGATCATTAGGTAACACAACAGATTTTGGAAATTTAAGAACGGCAAGAGGTGGACCTGGTGATGCAACATCAAATAGAACAAAAGGAATTTACGCTAGTGGAGAAAATCCATCTGGTACAACTTGGTTAGATGAAATTGAAACAGAGTCTTTAACTACAGCTGGAACAGGAGTTGATTTTGGAGATTTATCTAGAGCTAAATCAGCTATAGTTGCAGTATCACAAGCACATGGAGGACTTGCAGAAAATTTTCCAAGAGCACCAGAACTTTATTCACCAACAAGTAAAATTTTTTTAACAGGACCTAACGGTGATATAGGAATATTTGGTGGTGGTCACAATCCTACACGAACTGAGAATATAGATTTTACCACAATATCTTCTCTTGGTAATACATTAGATTTTGGAGATATGGTAGAGTCAAGTAGAGTTGCTGTTCAAGGTCAAGTATCTAGTAATATAAGAACTATTTTTGGATCAATTAGAACACCAAGCATTACAAATAGACTTGAATACATAGAATTTAGAACTAAAGGTAATGGATCTGATTTTGGAGATATTGCAACTGCAACTGGTGATAGGGGGGGATGTTCAAATTCTACTAGAGGAATTTTTGCTGGAGGATATGCTCCAAGTGTAATTGATGTAATAGAATATATTACATTAGCTTCAGTTGGTAATTCAACAGACTTTGGAGATTTACTTGCTAGTAATCAAAATGCTGCTGGTACTAGTTCAACAACAAGAGGTATTTTTGGTGCAGGTTATGCACCAGATATAAGCAATGTAATACAATATGTAACTATTGCAAGCACGGGTAATGCTACAGACTTTGGAGATTTGTTAGCTGCAACTGCATCAACCGGATCTACTGGTTCCGATGTTAGAGGTATTTATGCAGGAGGTATAACTCCTAGTGTGGTTAATGTAATACAATATGTAACTATTGCAAGCACGGGTAATGCTACAGATTTTGGAGATTTAACTGATGAAAGAAGATTGCCTGGAGCAGTTAGTAATAATACTAGAGGACTTATTGCAGGAGGATATGCGAATCCTGCTACAGTAGCAACCGTAGATTATATAACAATTGCTAGTACAGGTAATGCCGCTGACTATGGTGATATGTCTGTTGCAAGAGAAAATATGGGCTCTGGATCAAATGGACATGGTGGTTTACAATAATTAATTAATATAATATAATTACATAGATGAAAGATATATTTTTCCTACATGGATTACCAAGAGCTGGTAATACTGTTTTTGGTTCTATCATGAATCAAAATCCTGACATTGCAGCTACAGCAAATAGTATTTGTGCTGATATGATGGGTGAATTGTTTATGCTTAAACATACAGACATATTTAAAAATTTTCCTGATCATAAATCTTTTGATAATGTTGCAAAATCAGTTTTTGAAAATTATTACAAAGATTGGAAACAAAAATATATAATAGATAGAGCGCCATGGGGATACCCTATTAATTTAAAATTTTTAAAAGAAACAAGACCTAACGTAAAAATAATAGTTCTTGTTAGAGATGTTATAGAAGTGTTAGGCTCATTTATTGCATGGTCAGAAAAAGAACCAACAGCTTTTGTTAATCAATATGCAGCTAAAACTAGAGAGGAAAAATGCGAAATGTTGATGAGCAAAGATGGAATAATAGTAAAAGAATTAATAGGTATAAAACATTTATTAGACCATCAACCTAAAGAAATATACCACATAGTGCAATTTAATGATCTTGTAAAAGACGTAGAAGAAACCATAGATGGTGTGTATAATTTTTTAGGTATACCAAAATTTAAACATGACTTTAATAATATAAGTCAATTTAAAGTGAACAACATGGATTACGATGATGCCATAGTTGGTCAAGGGTTGCATACACTTCAAACTGGTGCTATAAGTGACTATAAAGAAAAGTATGATGCGTATAGTATTATACCAAAAAATATCATTGATAAATATAAACAATGCAATTTCTGGGAGGAAATATAAATGTCGTCTAAAGATCTAGTTATACAAAAACTATCAAACTCACCGCTGGTTAAAAAAGAGTATAAAAAAATGTTAAGTAATATTAATGCAACATTACCAGCAATAAAACAATCAAGTTCAAACTTTTACAAATCACATTCACAATTTATGGGAGTGATGTTAGATGTTACAGCAATTACACCTATCAGGTCAGTTAAACACACACTAGCTGAATTAGATAAAACTAGAATGGCTCTTGAAGAGGCACAACTTAAAATGATGAAAAAAGATATAGAGCTTCGTCAAAAGGAAAAACAATTAGCTGATGGAGATTTTAAAGATGAATTAGAAAAAGAACTATTAGAGACTGAAATTTTAGAGATCAAAGTAAACATGAATAATATACAAAATTCAGTATCTGGCGCTATCAGAAAAATGAATTTTTTTACTAATCAATATAAAAGCATTCTTAAAAAACTAGGTAAAGAGGATATTACAGAGGAAGAATATGAAAAAGAAGAGTCTAGATATCATGTCATGACTTGTATGAAACAAGCCCTAAACGCTGCTAGAGCTAGAGGTGGAGTTATTGATGAAGGGAACTTGATTTATCTCTTCGATATGGGTATAAACAGTGCACAGGCACAAGCAGAAATCTATGCGTATTTAAAAATGGAAAATACATTAATGGATCAAGGCAAAGCGCCTACTCACGAAATGACCATGCAATGGTTAGAAGCGTGCGCTGATAAATTCTCAGGAGATGCAGAAAAATTTGCAGAACGTAGAGGATTTAAGCTATACGATGAAGAGTCGCTTAACACTAAATTAATAGATAATAAGGATACAAAAAATGGCAAATAAAATAATTAAATACAAGCTAACTGAAGGTGGAACTATTCCAACTTATATAGCTGACGGTGGATACTACCCAAGAGCTAACGGAGGAGCTTCTCCTCAAGATTGGGATTTAATTGGTGCAACTGTTGATGGATCTAGTGAAACTGGATTAGGTGAATTAGAAAATGAAGCAGCAGTAAAAACTTATTTAGATAGCTATACATCTGATTGGAAAATTACAAGAGCAGATGGCACTGAAGAAGATTTTAATCAAACTAATGCAGCAGCTGGTATTTGGGCTAAAAAAGTAGATTAAGGAATTTAAATGGCGAACTACCCGCAACTTGATAATTGTTCGGGCGTATGGACTTTAAAAGAAGTCAATGACGCTGTTATGGGTGGCTACTGGCGTAATGCAGGGTCCCGTGCTGTTTTTGGTGGAGGTTATACTCCTTCTGCTGCAGTAAATGTAATAGAATTTATTACAATGGCATCGACAGGAGATGTTACTGATTTTGGAGATTTATCTGGAATTAGACAAAACTCACACAATGGTAACGTAAGTTCTTTTATAAGAAATACTTTTGCTGGTGGATATCATGGTGGAAGTGTAACTGATCAAATAGATTATATAACAATAATGAGTGCTGGTAACTCTGCTGACTTTGGAAATTTGTCAATAGCAACAGGGGGAGAACCTGCAGGTATGTCTAGCTCAACTAGAGGAGTTTATGGCACAGGAGCTATTTCACCTTCTCCAGGAGAGACAAATACAATCTCATTTATTACAATGGCCTCAGTGGGTAATGTTGTTGATTTTGGTGATGCAACAGTTGCAAGATTTTCAGCTACTGGTTTGTCTAGTCCAACTAGAGGAATTATGGCTGGAGGTGGAACACCATCAAAACAAAATACAATAGATTTTATTGAAATAGCTACAACAGGAAATGCAACAGATTTTGGAGATTTGACTGTGGGTAAAACAGGTCCTGCTGGTTGTGCCTCCTCTACTATTGGTTTGATATCAGGAGGAGCTAATGGTGGTAGTAGTAATACTATTGAAAAAATAACTATAGCTTCACGAAGTAATGGACTAGATTTTGGAGATTTAGTTGCAGTAAGAAACAAAGGAATAGGAACTACTAATTCTCTTAAAGCAATTTTTGCTGGAGGTAATCCAGCAACAAATGTTATTGAAGAAACAAGATTTTCTACTGGAGGAGCTACAACAGATTTTGGAGATTTAAGTGCTGGTAAAGCAGGATTAGGTGCAGGGTCAAACGCACACGGTGGTTTGAATGACGGGTATCAAGGAACAAGACCATCTCATGTACCTGGAACAGGAAGAGGTTTAGTTTTAGGTGGAGCTGAACCTGCCTTATCAGCTAGAATACAATTTATAAATATTCCAACTTTAAGCAACTCAATGGATTTTGGAGACTTAACAAATGTTGCAGCCAGTGGAGGAACAGCTAGTTCACTTACTAGAAGTTTATATGCTGGAGGACAACAACCTAGTGCTTCTAATATAATTCAATCTTTTGAACATAGTTCATTAGGAAATGCCGCAGATTTTGGTGATCGAACAGAAGCAAGGAATCATGTTTCAGGTCTTTCTAATAGTGCAAGAGCAGTTTTTATGGGTGGAGATCCAGCTAGTAATGTTATGGATTATGTGACTATGGCTTCAGCAGGTAATGCCTCTGATTTTGGTGACATGAGTGCTGCAAAATATTTTGTGTCAACAACTAGTTCTTCAACAAGAGGAGTTGTAGCAGGAGGTCATGTTAGTCCTGCAAATATAGATGTCATAGAATATATTACAATTGCGTCAACTGGTGATGTCACAGACTTTGGAAATTTATTAGCAACAGTTAATAGACAAATGAAAGGACCTGTTTCATCTTCAACAAGAGGTGTGTTTGGAGGAGGATATACTAGTCAGTTAATTAATGTTATTCAATATATAACAATTGCTTCAACAGGTAATGCCACTGATTTTGGCGATTTAACAGAGGCTAGAGATTATGGAATGGCTGCTTCTAATAGAATAAGAGGTATATTTGGAGGTGGTTATAATCCAGGATTTAGTAATGTAATCGATTATATAACAATCGCTTCAACAGGAAACGCAGCTGATTTTGGAGATTTATTAGCTGGTAATAAAAGAGCATCTGGCACTTCAGATTCTCACGGAGGGTTAAGTTAATGGCACTTTGGAATATTAAAGAACGATATGATTTAGTTAGATCTAATCAGGATAATGCTGTTGGAAATGTGGGTCTGTTTGCTGGTGGCTCTGCACCTTCGGATCCAGTAAATACAGTTGATTCTATTAATTTTTTATCATTAGGTAATGCTACAGATTACGGAGACTTATCAGTTGCAAGAGAAGTCCCTGCTGGATTTAGTAGTAGAACAGCAGGTTTTTATGCAGGTGGACACACACCTTCAGATTCAAATGTAATAGATAGAGTTGAATTTGCAACTGCAGGTAATTTTTCAGATTTTGGAGATTTAACAACAGCAACTCAACGACCAGCTGGTTGCTCTGATAATACAAGAGGTGTTATTTTTGGTGGTAGAACACCTAGTTCAACTAATAAGATAGACTACACACAAATGGTTCATAAAGGTAACTGTTCTGATTTTGGAGACTTAACTAGAAATGTTAATTCAATGACAGCTATAGCTGGAGTTACAAGAGGAGTATGTTTAGGAGGAAGAGATAGCCCTAATGATCCTGTTAATGTTGTAGATTTTATAACAATACAATCACTCGGTAATGCTATAGATTTTGGGGATTTAACTCAAGCAAGAGGATATTCAGGAGGAGCTAGTTCATCTACTAGAGGTTTATGTGCAGGGGGTTTTAAACATCCTGCATTATTTAATATAATTGATTTTATAACAACAGCCACAACAGGAAATGCAACAGACTTTGGAGATTTAACATCTGTAAGATCAGCTGTTGGTGGTTCCTCTAATGGAATTAAAGGTGCTTTTGGAGGCGGTTATATAAATTCTAGTGAAACTTTAATTGCAGCATTAGAATTTGTAACAATAGCTTCAACAGGTAATGCAGCAGACTTTGGAGATATAACTCAAAGTAGAAGAAACGTATCTAATGAAACTGTTTCAAATGGACATGGTGGTTTAACTACAGACATACAACGTCCATCAGTAAATTATATGCCTGGATCAGGGAGAGGTTTTATTGGTGGTGGATCACAAAGTAATGCAATAAATATGATTCATATTCCAACACTTGGTAATGCTTCAGATTTTGGAGATTTACCAACAGCCCACTATGGAACAGGTGCAGTATCTAGTGGTACAAGAGGACTATATGCAGGATCTTCACCTTACAATAATAGTATAAGTTCTTTTGAAATGGCTACAACAGGTAATGGAGCTAACTTTGGAGATATATCATCAGCTAGACAAAGACTTGGAGGACACAGTTCTACTACACGAGGTGTATTTGCTGGTGGTCAATCAGGAAGTGCTCCAAATTATGATGAACATAATACTATGGAATATGTAACAATAGCATCAGCAGGTGATGTCACAGACTTTGGAGATTTAACAGTTGCAAGATGGTTTGTTGCACCTGGTGGATCATCAACAAGAGGAGTGTTTGGAAGTGGTGTTTCTAATCCAGCTGGTAATCATAATACAATTGATTATATAACAGTAGCTTCAACTGGTGATGCAACAGATTTTGGAGATTTATTAGCAGCGAGTGGATACACGGCTGGATGTTCTAGTTCGGTTAGACAAGTATTTGGTGGTGGCTATACTCCAAGTGCAGTTAATGTATTACAATATGTAACAATAGCTTCAACAGGAAATGCAACAGACTTTGGAGATTTATTGGATACAACAGCATATGCTACTGGAACTTCAAATAGTGTAAGAGGTATAATTGCAGGTGATTTAAATCCAGGTGAAACTGATGTAATACAATTTATAACTATTGCTTCTACAGGTAATTCAGCTGATTTTGGAGATTTATTACAAGCAGGTCACTCACATGGATCAACATCTGATTCACATGGAGGTTTACAAAATTAATATAATCTAGTATTATCCTAGGCATGAAAGACGAATTATTACAGTTGTTTCCAACACCTTTATTAATTACAAAATATGAAGGTTCTTTAGTTAATGAGTTAAAACATATTAATACATTAGACTGGGTAGAGCAAACTGCAAATAAAAATTTTAAATCTAAAGATACTTATTTATTAGATCACGAACAATTTAAAAATATAAAAAATTTTATATATGAAAGTTTAAATAAATTTACTAAAAATATATTTCAATCAGATCAAAGATTAGTTGTTACGCAATGTTGGTTAAACAAAAATCCTAAAGGATCTAAACATCATGAACATGTGCATCCTAATAGTATTATAAGCGGTGTATTTTATTTTAAACAAGATCCTAAATTACCACCAATACAATTTTCTAAATCAATACAACACGCAATGAAACTTGACCCTAAAAAATACAACAACTTAAATTCAGAAACTTTTTTATTACCATGTACAGGTGGAGAATTGATATTATTTCCATCTAGTTTAAAACATAGTGTGCCTATTAATCAAAGTAATGAATTAAGAATTAGTATGTCTTTTAATACTTTTTGTATTGATACGTTAGGTAGTAAAGAAAGTTTAACCCATTTAGATATAAGAAGGATGATAAATGAACACAATTAAAGATTACATATATGTAGAAAATTATATACCTGTAGAGTTATGTGAAGAATTAATAGATGAGTGTAATAAAAAAGAATGGAAAAAACATACTTGGAATAATTATGTTTCAGGAGAATTTTCATCTGAACCAACAAAAGAGTTAGATGTTATGAGTTGCACTCAAGAACAACAAGCAAAGATAACACCTTATCTTGTTAAAGCATTAACTAAATATCAAGAAAAATATAGCGTGCCAGGAGAAAAGACTCAAGGACCATGGCTTAGTAAATTTAGTCCAATACGTTTTAATAGATATCCTGTTGGCACCATGATGAGAGAACATTACGATCATATACACAGTATATTTGATGGTCAAATGAAAGGAGTTCCAATAGTATCTATTGTAGCCAATCTAAATGAAGACTATGAGGGCTCTGAATTCTATTGCAGAGGAGAGAAAATTAAGTTAAAAACAGGTGATATACTGTTATTTCCATCTAATTTTATGTACCCACATGAGGTTAGAGAAACAACAAAAGGTACTCGTTACTCATTTGTAAGCTGGGCCTTTTAATATATAATGGAGTCATATGTTACAAAAGGTAAAATTTGCACCAGGATTCAATAAACAAGTTACATCAACAGGTGGTGAAAGCCAATGGGTTGATGGAGATAATGTTCGTTTTAGATATGGCACCCCTGAAAAAATAGGTGGTTGGTCACAATTAGGATCTGTTCAAATTACAGGCAGAGCAACAGCTATTCATCACTTTGTAAATACATCAGGTATTAAGTATGCTATCCTAGGAACAAACAGAATTTTATACGCATACTCTGGCGGTATCTTTTACGACATACATCCTATCAAAGCGACAACATCTTTATCAAATGCTTTTAGTACAACTAATGGATCAAAAACTGTAACATTAACTTTTGCATCAGCACATAATATAAATAAATTTGATATAATATTATTAGATACTTTTACATCTATAACCAACT